TTACACTTAGCGTCATAGGCCATTGTAATAGCAAGTTCAATAAGTTTCATCTTGTCTTCTAGTTCGTCGACAATAACTGTATCAATAATATTATATTCTACAAACCTATTCCAATCCCCGTCATAAAACTCTTTAAATGTGTCAAAACCAGACTCTAGTTTGTTTTTGCCTAGTTCTGTTTCTGCAATAAAGTCTAGTTTGTATGACTCTCGAGTCACATAAGTAAACTTCTTATATAGATCTAAATAGTCTAATTGTGCTACACCTGTAATCTCGAATGCTGTCATCTCACGATTAGCAAATCTAATAGGGCGTTTGTTAATTAACTTAAAAGGCGAGAATCTTTTATGTTCATCCTCACCTAATACTCGTTGAACTCTTGTAATAAGATAAGGCATATCAAATAAATTACTGTTCCAACCTGTAATAATATCAGGACAGTTTTCCTGCCACCAAGTGAGGAAATTTTCTAATAACTGTTCTTCTGTATCAAAGCCATGATAATCAATATCTAGGTGAGATGTTTCTTTTGTAGGAGTAAACTCCCCTAGGCCAAAAGTTGTTATCTTCTTGGTGTTGTTGTTTTGAAGTGTGATAACTAGAACTTTCTCACTAGGGGAGTCTACATTTGGAAATCCACCTTCCGATGTTGTTTCTATATCGATAGAATAGATTGCCATTTTATTAGCATCCCATTGAATCTCACCAGGATAGTTCTCGGTGATATATTGGTATGCGTAATAATTTTGTCCAAATATTGGAAAATTATCTACATCTTTGTAACTGTCAAAGAAGGCGGTTGCCTCCTTGTTTGTAGGGAATTTCATAGGCGAGACATTCTCACCAAAAATGCTTTTGTATTTAGATTTTTCTTGACTCTTAACAAATAGAGTAGGTTGGAATCCACGCCTTGCAGTAAATCGCTTACCGTCTTTTACACCACGGAAAAGTATGTCATTTCCATAATGTCTTGCATAAGTATAAAAATTCATAACAACACCTTAAACATAATATAGACATTATGCACTCTTTCGTACTAAATGTCAATTAAATTTCTTTAACTCTGGTCCTATTTCGCAAGTGTCCCTCTGCTATTTCTGCTTTACTTGCGCCGTGATAGGATACGGCATGATGTTTGGATATCATTAGTTCATTTATATTAGTATTACCATCTAAACTAATAAATTCACCAAGTATCCTTCCATATTTTCCTTTTTTATCGAGCCTTGTTTTGAGTATAGCTCCACCTTCAATCTGCTGCGTGAGGTATTTCTTCGCCATAAGTCCGTATCGTTTTTCGTCGAGGTCACGGGTTCTACTTTCGGGAGTATCGATCCCATGCAGACGTATTCTTTGTTTCTTGAGCCAGACACCGAAGCCCAAGTCGATATCCACATCTACTGTGTCGCCATCAATAATTTTGACAACATTAATTCTATATTCATACATTTACTTTCCTTTAATTGTTTCGTTCAACACCTTTTTATTTATAAAGTCAGGTTGAACAATTCCGGAACCAAACTTTTTATTATACGAATTTAACATCTCTGTTCCTGGATCGTAGACTGAAACAACATGAGCTGGAAAGATCGGAACTTTGTGATCTTTTGCAAATGGAGCGTAAGGAGCAAGCCCTACAGTATAATCAGTTTCACTTCCAGGTTTAGGCATAATCATAATAATAGCTGGTTTCTTGATAAGTAGAAAACCTCTACCCTCAATTTCCTCTTCTTTAATGTCTCCAATCAAGTCTTCACCTGTTGTAAGTTTAACGATTTGTATGTTAGTAGCCATACTCCTTATCTCCTGTTTCTAATTATTTAATTTCAATAGATGTAGGTTTCTTTTCCTCTGGTATTTCGTGTACCAATGAAATAGTTAAAACTCCATCCTTCAATTTTGAACCTGTGACTTTAACATCATCTGCTAATGCCCATGTTCTTGTGAAATTGCGTTCTGCAATTCCTTTGTGCAAGAATTCATCTTCTGATTTCTCTTGTTCACCTTTAACGACAAGGTTGCCGTCTTCCACACTAATATTCAATTCAGATTTACTGAATCCTGCAAGAGCAATTTGAATTTCATAATTCTCAGCGTCTAGTTTTTTGATATTATAAGGTGGGAAAGAATTAGATTGGCCTCCTTCAACGGTGTGAAGTTTGGTAACAGCGTCAAATACTCTGTCAAATCCAATCAATCTACTTTCTACTTGTGGGAATGCTGAAACAAAATCGTTCCAGTTAGTCGTGTTTAATCTTACCATTTTAGTTTCCTCCTATTAGTTAGCAAGGTTAATATATGATACCCTTTCGGCGTATCATTACTATTTATACACTCTGCTGACTTTCTAACCATTTTTGGTACATATTATTGTCATAAACACCTGATCTAAACCACAAATTAACTGCTGTTTTTTCTCCACGAATAACAGGCATGCCTGCGTGCATTGATAAATCAATAGGTGTGCATGTTCCCATAAATGTATTAGAGAAAAATACACAGGTTCCTTTCTTAGCAGGTATTGTAATACCCATATTAGGAAAATCTGTTTCCCCTCCATGCTGTACATCATTTAAATATAATATTGCTGTTGCTATTCTGTTGCCTGCTTGAGGTGAATAAGATTCTATCTTGTCCTCTCCAAAAGCATCTAAATGAGGTTCAAATTGTTGTCCTGGTAAATACTTAATAACTGATAATGGCTCTGCTTGAGAAGGATGTACTCTTAATGTTGCTGATGCCATGTCTAAAAACATTCTTGCGCCATCAGATTGTGCAAAGTTTAGAGAAGATGTTTGGTTATTTCTTTTGTTAGTATATTCACCTGTGCCATCATCTGTGGAAACTTTTGCCTCTTTAAAAACACAATGTTCATTAATATCATCCATTAATGTATCTACTGTTTCTTCGGGTAAAAAATCTTCTATAGTTAATATTAATGGATTATTAATTGAATGTAATTTGTATTCACCCATTTCATGTTTCATTATTAAATCCTATCATTCCTAAGTGAGGAAAAGCTTCTTTAAAATTTGTGCCTCTTCTCTTATCATGTTCTTTTACAAACGCCCAGAAATCTTTTCTGTGTTTGACAAGTTCATCACCTTTGAACCTGTTTGCTTTTATCCATCCTACAGTCTTTCTGTATTTTTCTATTTCGCCTGTAGTAAATGGATATAGTTCCATTTCTTTTAAACTTTCTTCCATTATATGTATATGACTATCATCGCAAATTTGTGCTGAAAGGTGTAATGGTTCAACCATATAAGGCATGTCAACTGTTAGTAAATCACCAAATTGTGTTTTAAGTTCCGCCATTTTAAATATAAACTCACTAATATTATCAATAGATAAAAAATTATATGTACACATGATACCAACAGGAATTCCTTGAGCTAATAATCTAATTAAGTTTGCCTCAAAATGTTCTATCTCTAAACCATGTCTTATATACTCTGCCTGTTTTCCCCATGAGTCAATACTAGCATAAAGTTTAGTATTAGGTACATCTTTTACTAGGTTAATATATTTTTGTACTCTATTTTCTGTAACCATAAGATTAGAATTACAATGGAATGTTAATCCTTTTCTAGGATTTGCCTTAACATATTCTAGAAGTTTATATGTATTCTTATCTAATAAAGGCTCTCCTCCTGTTACTCTAAGAACAAATAAGTGTTCATATGCCTGTGGAAACCATTTCCAAAACTTTGCCACATAGGGAGAGTTTTCTATCTGAGGTGTATGAATAAGATTATAATCCTCTGATAGTTTGTAAGGACCATGTTCCTCTATTTCCTTTTCCCATGTTGTGCTGAATACCGGTCCACAATAACTACATGCCATTTGACATTTATTAGTGAAGGATATTTCTAAATATTTAGGATATACATAACCAAGTCCTGCTTCTTTTGCCTCTTTAACTATATCTCTATTATGTTTAAAAAATTGTACTGCAAGAGTTTGTCTATCTGAGATTAGATCAAGATCCTCTACCTCCCAACAATAAGAGCACTCTGAAGGTTTGCCACCTTGTAACATTGTTGCTCTTTGTTCAACCTTGTGAGGTGTATTGTGTAAGTCTGCGCCTAAAGGTATTTGATGTGTAGGACAATGATAACAGGAGTGTGCCCTTCCTGTTCCTAAGTGCATTTCTTGGTGGTACCATTTTAGCACGCAGAAACCAGGACCTACTGCATCCTGTTCGTCCTTAATAAGTTGTAATGCTTCTATTTGGTTTTTATTTAACTTTCTTTCCAATGTTGTATTTGGGGATTAGCTCCCACTCACCCTTCTCTTTAAACGATATAATTTTGATTTGGCTCAACGGAGCTAAATCTTCTACTTCGCCTAATATTTTTACCAAACCCCAATCTTGGAGTAATTTAGCAATAGTATTTCTGCGTTGTAAATCGTTATCTTGGAAGTCAGCCTCCTTACCATCAAGAGCGAATAATTCTTTAAAATGTGTTATAAAGTATCTACCTTTCTTGTGTAATATATGGCAAGACTGATAAAGGACTTGGTCCTTTTTCGATGCTACTCCAATTCGAGACAAAGTTTCCCTAACCTTCAAAAAATCTTCTGGGTCGTTTAAGGTAACTTCTAAAGGTGAATACCCTGGATAGTCTATGTTAAAGTAATTCTCTTGATCACTCATTCTCAATATGCCTGTTATGTCTTAAATAATAATTAAGTTATAAAGGTATTTTTACTTTTCCACCTTTAGAAGTGTTCAAATGTATTTTTATGAGATCTATTTGTGTATCATTTAACAGACTAAGGGTCTGTTTTGCTTTAATTAAAGAATATCCAAAAAACTTTTGGATTGCCTCTATGTTTTCTTCATCATTCTTCAACCACTTGTTATATCTTTTACCCTGCCTTACAACATCCATAAGGAAGTCATATTGCATTTTATTATCCAAGTGATGTCTCGAATTCATTTCATTAGCGGCAATACAAGTATCTTTACCCATACCCATTGCACGATTTACCATAAAAGGATTGTATTCTTTTTCTGTCCTTTCATCAACTATAAGATTGTCTTTTGTATAAATGCTATTAGCGTAGTCAAAAGGAGAGATCTTTTTAAGTTTCTCTTGGAACTCCTCTTCGTTTATTTCTTCGACTGGCTCACCAAAGCCTTCTAATATTGCGTCTGTCATATTATCCAAAACTATAACTAATTATTAACATTATTATTATAAAATATATAGTCAAAATTCTTATATCATTATCATTGTTATTCATTACCAATGCCTCAATACGCCTGAGATGATAAAGAAACAAGTAAAGAAGTTAACAAGAACAACAATGGTTCTCATAACTGCAACTGCATCTGCTTCTTTGGAGTCATCACTTGCTTTCTCTCCTAATGACAAACACCACAATCTCCATAATTTACTTAAAGTCAATATATTTCCCCTCTCTTAGAGTTTCGTATCCCTCCAACATTAGTTGAGATACAGATATCCCTCTTTTCTGGGCTTCTTTCTTTATTTCTTCTCTTTTAGCCCTTTCTACTCTTACTTGTATCCAAGCGTCTTTAGCCATTATTCTTGATTATGCCTCGGGTCTTGTTGTTGTTTTATAATTTCCTTAAGTTCTTCCTTCGAGGGAAGATCTTGTTGTTGCTGCTGTGGTTGTGCCATTACTTGAACTCCGAATCTACCATAATTTGTGTTAAACAAGCAGTTAAGTTAATCTCCTGATCTGCTACGAAAGCTGCTTTGTACTGATAATCTGCAATATCAAGTACTAACCGAGCAGGGCTCTTAATCTCTGGAAGTAGTATATCGTATATCTGACGGAATATAGCCTGAGGGTCTGTGTCTACATTGTTTGCCACCCATTGTCTCATCTTACGCCAGTCTTTACCCTTAAGACTCTCTACAAGCGCCTTAGCATTAACTTCCTGGAAGTTACTTAGTATACCCTCATCTATAACACCCCCCGCTGAGTACCGCTGTAGCTCATTTAGCACCCTTCTATAGTCAGGAAAGTACTTCATTAGGAGCTCAGCAAGCACCTTCTCTTGATATTCCACGCCTTCTGTACTAAGGATATACTTCATTCTATCCATGAACTTAGCGGCTAATACAGGGCGATCTGAGGGTGCTAATTTAAAGTCTATAACAGTAGTCCTGCTATGTAACGGGTCTATTAGCTTATTAGCATAGTTACATGTAAATATAAACCTACAGTTCTCAGCAAATTGTTCTATGAACCCTCTAAGGGCTGGCTGGACACTATCTCGGTTCATATAGTCTGCCTCATCAAGAATAACAACCTTAGTTTTACCCTCGAATGAGACAGCTGAGGCAAATTGCCTAATTTTAGTTCTTAGGGTATCAATCTGCCTACCTTCATCACTACCATTAATAATGATATAATCACAATTTAGCTCATTACATAAAGCACGAGCAATAGTTGTTTTTCCTGTACCTGCAGTACCTGACAATAATAAGTTAGGAACCTCGCCTTTCTTAATAAACTGTGCAAACTGCTTCTTTACACTTTCAGGCAATACACAATCTTGTATTAACCTGGGTCTGTATCGCTCTACCCATAAAAACTGTTCAGGTGTTGTTGTCATATTATCTCCAAATTGTCAGAAACTTTTTTGCTCCAAAATGTCGGCCATTTTTTCCGAGGGTAAAAAGGTCTAGGAAAAAGTCTCCTTAACATCTGTCGTTTCTGAAAAACTAAGGTCTATATGCTTACCTTCGTCTGCTTCATACTTACTAGGCCATCCATACGCTTTAACATTATCTAAAACATTATCAGGTGCACTTATATCATAAGGGTCGCCTTCAAAATTATCTGCGAAGCCTGGCTCTACAAATTCTTGAATAACATGTCCATCGTCTATGATAGCTGCGTATCTCCAAGATCGAATACCAAATCCTAGGTTGTCCTTACGAACATCCATACCCATTTTAATTGTAAACTCTGCACTACCATCAGGAATAAGTTTTACATTAACTAATCCTTGATCTACATGCCACTCATTACAAATAAAAGAATCATTTACTGTAACGCAATAAATGTCATCAATACCTGCATCTCTAAATTCAGAATATGCTTGTTCATAACCAGGCAATTGCTGGCTTGAACATGTAGGTGTAAATGCTCCAGGCAAACCAAAAACAACGACACGCTTGCCGTCAAATAATTGTTGCTTTGTCATCTCTACCCAAATTTTATCTCCAGAAGTTGTAGTAACTTGTTTCTTAACTACAAAATCAGGAACTACTGGTGTCAAACTACTCATCATTTTCTCCTTCATTGAAAGGATCTACTTCACCCTTCATTACTTTCCTAACCAAGTTGATAGCTGGATTAGGTCTTGTGAAAATGTACTCCATTGTCTCACCTTCACGGTTTAATTCAACTACCCAGCCATTCTGTGCTTCACGGATAGTTACCTCTAATTGATCTTCTCCCATTTTATTCTCCAATAGATGATGAACGCTCAAGCGCTAACCAATATTTTAAATTGCCTTTACTACTCTCTAAGAACATAAACTTTTTCTCAGATAAAATAACTGTATAACCTGAAGGTACAACCTTAAAGTTTTCAACAGCTAGTCTAGCATCAAATACTTTGTCTGTTTGTCCTAATGCCTGTCTAAAAGAATTAGACTTAGGAGTAGCAGGATCGCCTACTGTAATTACCACTTCAGTACCATCACCAATGACGCTTAACATAGGAGCTGCTGTAATAGCTGCTGCCTTCATTATCATGTCAATATCATCTTTGGATAAGTCGAACTGGAAGAAGTTGTCTACTTCAATATTCTTATCAGGGGCACTAACAATAATGTTAGGGTCTGCATAAAAGTATTCAAAAACAGAATTGCCTTTTGTTACTGT